TGGTGACACCATTGGTCACATTAATTTTGAGGGAGCTGACGGTACTCATCTAATTAGAGCAGCGCAAATTTCTGCTGTAGTGGATGACACTCCTGGTGCTAATGACATGCCGGGGAGATTAACGTTCTCCACTACTGCGGATGGTGCGAGTTCTCCGACGGTGCGGATGCAAATCGACAGGCGTGGACAAATAAAAGCTCAATGCGATGGAACTCCTTCAACTGATCATTTGTTTTCAACTGTGGCTTCTGCCAATGCCACCAATAAAATATTATCTTTAAGGCGTAGTGCAACTGCTGGTGACCTAGGGACTGGGACCGAATGTTGTGTAGTCCGAAGAAATGGAGATTTGGACAATACAAATAATTCTTATGGCAGTCTTTCTGACGTAAAGTTAAAAGAAAATATTGTTGACGCAAATTCTCAGTGGGAAGACCTAAAACAGCTTCAAGTCCGTAATTATAATTTTAAGGCTGAAACCGGACATCAAACCCATACGCAACTCGGTTTAATTGCACAAGAAGTTGAACTTGTATCACCTGGTTTGGTCAAAACTACCCCTGACCTAGATGACAAAGACATTGATCTTGGCACTACAACAAAAAGCCTGAACTATTCGGTCCTTTACATGAAAGCAGTCAAGGCGCTGCAGGAATCAATGGAGAGGATTGAAACCCTAGAGCAGCGTCTATCTGATGCTGGTATCGCCTAGCGGCAACCCGCCCCGTGGCAACGCGGGGCTCTGAAGTTACACTCGAGGTTGAGTAGTGTCTACCGAAAGTTGACAAAAGACTTTTGATATATAATTTGTAAAGGTATTTTAATATCATGACTATTACCACTACTTGGTCCATCAACACCCTCGAGAGAGAGGTTTCAGATGGATATGTTTATAACGTTCATTATTCCGTAACTGCTGTCAGTGACACCTTAGATTCTGAAGGCCAAGCTTATTCTCAAGGTGCTTACGGCAGCGTTGGCGTCGAGCGCCCCGAAGGTGAACTTGTAGCTTATGACTCTTTGACGGAGGAAACGATAATTGGTTGGGCGCAGACTGCTATCGGTGGCGCCGATAAAGTTACTGACATTGAAAACGCTCTTGAAGCCGCACTTACAGAAAAAATTTCTCCAACAAAACTCAGCGGTGTACCCTGGTGACTTTAGTTTTTAGGCTGGCAATCACAGTCCTTGCGCTTTTTCCCAATCTGCTGATCGGTTACGTCTACTTAAATAAAGACGCGATCATCAAAGAGCAAAAGGATGCGTTGATGAAGAGCATCGGTGGCCAGCTAACAAGTCTACTTAGTGTTCAGACAAAAGACTTGACCGGCAACATGGACTCCATGTTTTTTGATAAAATAAAACCGGAGATAACTTCTCAGCATCAAAGTCAGCTGAAAGTTTTTCCTAAACAGACTGGACCAGCTATCCCAATGAGGTGATGCCTGAGATACCTGACATAGGTATCAATAAAATCAGCACCGTTCAGGTTCATTCTTGGACGGTGCTTCCTCCTGTCGTAAACACGATTGAGGTGCCTGTTACTCTCAATATTGGAACACCGATTGTTTTAATGCCAGGGTGTGTAGAGTCGCACCCTTTATCAAATAAATCTAATTCGATCCAAAAGGATGACCAGAATGGTGTCAAGACTTACTGCGACTCGAGTGCACCATCTTTTACTCCTCTTGATTACTCACCACAAGATTTAATTTATAGCGTAGAGACACCCGCGCCAGCTTATAAACCTCAGCCTCCAGAAGTTCCTGCGACTCCAGAATTACCGACGAAATTTCCCACGCCAAAGCCACCGAGCACAGAGAGTACTCAAGAACCACCTGCAGAGCCTGCTAAACCAGTTTCAGAAAGCGTCACGACTCAGCCAGTGGAGACAAAAGCAACCCTGATCGACTTCCTGCCTGCACCAGAGCAGGTAACCACGACAGCTTCGATCGCTATTGTTGCGACTTCAGCGGCCCTCCTAGCAAAGCCGCTTGCCGACTTGCTTCTAAAGCTGGTGAAGCCTGTTGTGAAGAAGACCCAGAAGAAACTGTTTGACGTACTTGGGAAGAAGACAAAGGTTGAGTCAGTCCGTGATCGTATCCTTGCCCAGCGGGATCGGAATCGTGCTCTTCTCGCTCTAAGACGGTCGTTAAAGAAATAGGGTGCACGTGCGGAGACACAGTTTCATCAGGCATTTTCACGACAATGTCGGCACATATTTTTGCAAACTGTGAGCCAGGACGAAACGTTATACCTTGCTTAGCTAATACACCACAATTTTTAAGACGCGCAATTTCAAAATCAAGCCTTCGATTGGCCAAGGTTTGTTCTTGTATTGCAATCTGTGCATTTGCAGCTCGCTTACACCTTGCTTGAAGACCTCCGTCGAGAGGTATAGAAAGCGTTGCAGAGAGACCAGCATTCCAGCTGAAATTATTTTTTTGACCTGTCCTTACTGGCCTGTAATACAGAACTTTTCCAGGGTTGTCGAGTACCCCATCGTCATTTAAATCACTGGTGTCATAGACAGGGTCGTTGTAATAGTCTTCGAAAGGCTGTTGAAATGAGCCAGTCCGTGTCATAAACGGTGTGACATTGAGGGTCGGCCCTTGGCATTGAATACCGGCCCCATAAGTATTAGTGATATAAGGCCCTTGAAGTACCTGAATAGCCTGATTGGTTACACTACCACTGCTGTTAGCAATTGGGTTTGCAGTGGCGCTGACACCTCCGACATCACCTGCCCATGAGGGCGCACCAAGTAAAGATGCTATCCCTATTGCGAGAAAATGGATGTACTTTCTGTGACGCTTCTTATCTCTGTAGCTCTGTTTACAATCGTGTGATTTGCCAAACCGGGCGCCTGTAGCGTCTCGGTAAATTGAAATCCCTTGGTGTTGTCGATTATTGACCAGCTTGGCTTGTTTGCAGCATCCAGTGTTGTCCATGTGCTGGTAACGCCATTAAGAGTATTGCTATTTCCAGAAGTTGTGGAGGGCGCAATACTGTTCCCTGTGTTCTTTATATTAGTGCCCGTCACGGAGTATTGGTAGCCCGTGTTGTAATCCATAGAATTTATAACCTCAGTCACAACAGAAGTTGTTTCTGTTTTTTGGGTCAAACTACCTTGCGTGAAGTTGGGGACAACAGGCACTGAGTATCCAGGCTGCATTAATCCATGAAGCAGCCCTAGGGTGAAACCTAAAGCAATTCCCTCATGCAAACGGTTCATCTATCGGACAGTAATTTCACTTACGTGTTGCCCTGTAGCCGTTGTTCCAGCTCCACCTGCAGTCACAGAAACCGCACCTGCAGATGTGAGGGTGCCAGCCAGGCTACCTGCTGTCCCGGCTGACGTGCTTGTCACACTGGAGAAGTTTGGGACAGCTCCTACGGTTGGAGCAGAGCTTGGGACTGCATCACCGGCGATATAGGACTGACTAAAAGAGAACGAACTACCAGGTGTATCTTGCGTGACAGAGATAGTCCCTGGTGCATAAACACCTTGAGTGATTGTTCCAGCTGAAATAGTATTTGCAGTTGTTCCATCAGTAGTATCTACACCATTCCCGCTAACAGAAAATGAGGAACCGAGCCTCATTGCATTCGTTGCAGCAGCATCAACAGTCAACTGGACTGAGCTCTGTAGTTTATGGGTAATATCAGCGTAAGCAGGAGTTCCCGCAAAAGCGATAATAACAAGCAGCCTCCACATAAAAAAACCTCATTTGTATATTGATCTTAGTAGGAGCACATTCAGTATAAAATGTTGAGATGAAAGACGATGACCCACAGTTTGCTTTTAGGGATCTTTTAACGACTCTTGTCCCTGCTGGTGTTCTTTCTTGGGCGCTTGCAATGTTGACTGCAAGCTACATGGGTTATGCAAAGATTGATGCAGCGTTCATTTCATCCTTGGTGACATCAGTCTTAGCTGTATATGGAATCTCTAGAAAAGATGATAAAGATACCAGAAAATCTGAAAAAAAGTTTACAGTCGAGCCGAAGGATGAGACACCTCCAGCTAAATGATTTTAGGTAAGCCAGGCGCTTCTATTGACCTAACCTCGATCAGTAATACAGAGCTTCTAGAGGAGCCGAGATGTACTGAGGATCTGGCGCCAGATCAGTATGCCCTTGTCCTTAAGGACAGGCATCTAAAGAATTGCTTTATTCTTAATATTTCAGAAGATTATACAAAGATAAAGATGGTGATTGGAGCCTGGTGGATTAAAAATCAGGACTGGATCGACAGCAACATACCAACGTCAGCCCCTCCGTATCTGGAGTCAGGAGGCTTCAGGTTTTTGCCAGACACCCCTTACATACACCACCCATACAACGGAGTGACCGACGCTGCAAAATCCTTATCCTGCACTTTAGGAGCGTGTCTCCTTCAGCAAAAACTCTTTAATAATGACACTTATGAAGAGTATGTAATCAGGGTTGACAACCATGGCGATTCTTCAAAAGCCACCACACACCTTGATATCTTGCGCGAAATGGGTATTCCCATGAAGTTCGTCAGAGATTTAGATGAGAGCGACATCAAAGAAACGATCGACCGAGGCCTTAGCATTCCTGTAGGGCTTGTAATTAAAGGGACACCTGAGAGACCACGAGGATTCACATATTGCATTCTGATCTACGGCTACAGCGACACTCACTGGTTGGCGCATGACCCAATCGGTCGCGCTGACATTCAGAGGGGTTTTTGGGTTTCTAATGAAGAAGGTAGTGGTAAAGCGGTGACATATGACATTGAAGAATCTCGTAATCGTATTTTTTTTGGAGGCGGTTGCAGTGCCTTTGCATGGCTTAATTGCCGGAAAAATTAAGCTATACTTATTTCGAATAGTCCAAACAAGATGGAAGAAATTTTTTCAGACACAGAGAAGCAGCTCATCAAGCAGCAGGAAGAGCTCGCTGAATTCATCAAAACTGGTGAGTCTGAGTTAATGCGCAATAAAGAGCTTTACCTCAAAGTCACTGGAGCACTTGAGGGTGTGGCTATTGTCCGTGGACGTATTGCTGCACTTGAAGAAACCCCTGCAGAAGATTTCGACAGTTGAGATGTTGAAAGACATTAACAAAAACCGATACAACGCGCTCTGTTTAGTGGCGGATCACATTTCACCGCCATCTCGTGAAATGAGTTTAGACGCGATCATCAGCGACGTCCCTGACGAAGACTTACGCTGGGTGCTGGATAGATTGCACTACTTCCTGCTTAAAATTATTGAAGATTCGGATTATGATCCTGCGGAAAATATTGAAATTTAAAATTTAATTGGACTAATTAATTAATGGGAACATAGCAAAAGTACAGGTGTGTGCAGCATAAAGTTTTGACAAGGTTGGAATGCTGAACGTGTTTCATTGCGAGCAAGATCTTTTAGCCAATCTCATTGTCTTAACCCCAAAACTTGCAAGGCGAAAATTTAAACTTTATATTTTTGCTTCTTGGGATTGGGCTTGTGCCTACTGCGGTAAGCATCTAACTCAAGACACCGCAACCATCGATCACATCCTACCAAAACACAAGGGTGGTCACAACATTAGATCAAATATGTGTTGTTGCTGCTCGTCGTGCAATACATCTAAAGGCTCCATGTTGCTGGACGAGTGGTACACTAAAAATAATATTCATTTTACTGAAGAGAGGTCAGTTAAAATCAAGGAGTGGTTAGAGCAAAAACCAAACTCTATAAAGCTACCAAGCACGGATTCCCTTCAAACATATATTGATAATGATTTCTCCATCAGCTGGCTATCAGTCTGAAGAACAGTTTCTCGCAGACTTTCTTGAGCGCATGAAAGAGAAGCGGGTTCCTGCCCCTGGAGACACCGCGCTGAAGGGAGAAGTACGCAACGATATTATCGGTAAGGTCGAAAGAGGCGTTCTAAAGGTCTGATATGGCTGATAGAGCAAAAGCAAAGAGGCTTGCTAAGGAGCAGATGAGATGCAACAAGCCGAAGCGGACTCTCGACCACGAGACCAAGTCCCATGTGGTGAAAGCCTGCAAGGAAGGTGAGGAGAAGATTATTCGTTTCGGTCAACAAGGCGTAAAAGGGGCTGGGAAAAACCCTAAAACAGCTAAAGAGAAGGCGCGTAAGGCTTCTTATTACGCCAGGCACGATGCTCAGGATTCGAGTCCTGACAAGATGTCAGCGCGTTATTGGAGCCATAAGGTTAAATGGTGATCTGACATGAAAGATAAAGTCGAAAAGGTAATGTCTGAGTTCAAAGCAGGCGAACTCAAATCGAGTAGTGGTAAAAAAGTGACAAGTCGCAAGCAGGCTTTGGCTATCGCACTAGCCATGAAACAGAAGGGGCGATCAAATTAAGGCCCAGCTGCGCCACCATTTAGTGATCACGTACTTATCACCTTGTTTCGGTGGAAAGGCTTCGTGCATTGTTTTAAAATTTGGAACGCCATTTTTGTAAAGATTATTCCACGCAAGAAGCAGACCTCGTTTGGGTTTGACTGTGAGTTTTAAGTGTTTAAACCATGTCTCACCGCCCTCTTCAACATCATTTAGATATATCATTGTTGTCCAAGTCCTTTGCCCCATCCATTCGCAGTAAATTTTATATTCTTTGGTCAAAGGGTCGAAGAAATCCCAATGTTCTTTGAAGTATTGTCCTGGCTTGTACTTTTGAGCTTGCATGACCTCACCAAGAAATGGCTCTAATCCCATAAACGCACTAATTTTTTTATCTAGGTGTAAGTAAAAATCGTTATCAAAGTAGTGTAGGTCAGCGGTCGTGCTTGTTCGGTAAGAGCTGACACGATTGCTGTCTGTCTCATCAGACACTGTGGAAGGCCTAAGGTTTTGGTTCATAAGGTCAATCAAATCATCGCATTCGGTTTCACTTAAAAAATTTTCCTGTTTGTAAATTTGTGTAAAAGGATAATTTATTTTTTCTGCTTTCTTAGTTATCGGACAGTCGTAAAAATCTTTGTGTTTAATGCTTTTAGGCTTTGTCTTTAATGAACAGTGGCTAAGTGCTTCATTTATATATTCTTCGGTACAGCCATATTTTTCTGTAAGTGTTCTCAGCAGTTGTGTCTTGCTGACACCACCAATAGCTCCGGTAAGCAGTTCACGTTGAAATTCAATATCGTCCATTGTCTCGGAGAACCCTTCGTACAATATAGATGGTAATTGAGCTTGAAACTATGGGGCTTTGCGTCATAACGTTCACCGTGTTATTCGCAGGTGCCTATTGGACGGCTCGAAATACCCTTAAGAAATGCAGCTCAAGCCATGAAGTCCAGACCAGCCGAACGCTTTCTAGAAGAGTACGTAAAGGACACTGGATTAGGCCTTGAGGCGTCCGATGTCGACCCTGGTCGCCTGATCCCAGAAGAAATGAGGGATTTACGTGAAAAGGCAGTCATGAACGTCACGCCTGATCTGCTTGTCAGTTAATTCAGCGCTGGTAAGATAGATCCAAGGTAGGTAATTACCATGGATGCATTAGAGCTTCCCGTGGACGTTGAATTTCAAATCCACGCAGCATCTCTGGCCATTCAAGGCCTGGATCGAGCTGAGTTAGAGGAAGCTTTCATCGAAATGCTTCATCAAAAAGCTCTTGACCGTCAGATGTTTCTAGGCATTCTGAAAGACCACGGTATCGATGCCGATATCAAGTTCAACTTCTCCACTATTGGACAAATTTCTTAATAGCCATGGCTGATCGTATTGTTACGGGTACTCTTGACACATTTTCAGTTAACTCTGGAAGTGACGTCACTTACAAAGGTGCAGGTGTTGGTAACGATACCGGCCTGAGTCAACGTGCTTTTGAAGTCAACCCCAGCACCACAGGCGACATCACTGTTTCTTTGGACCGCTCTGCTGGTGTCATTTCTATGGAGATCTTCCAGGATGATGACCACTCAGCTGGTTCAGCACCAACCGGGTATAAGAAGGCTTTTAATGTCGCACAGGCTGGGAAAGGCAAAGGCGCGGTCGGTGTGACGGTGACAAATGCCACCAAGAATTACATTGTCCTCTTGAAGCTGGAAGGTTATTCTGAAGTCAGCTACATCGCTAAGGTTGTCGTCCCCTAAGAAATCACGTGTTTGGAAAGAACACCCTTTTCTTACAGAAAAAGGAATTCAATTAATCAAGATATATACCCCGCCTTGTACTGCTATCGGTATGGGGCGTTTTGCTTCCTACCGAGAGTATGGTGAGAAGTTTTGGCGAGTCGGCTATGGCAGTCAGCAGGTGTTCGGTCGTGCAGTTTCCATGCATGACAAGCTTTATACCAACGAGATCGAGGAGCAGCTTGAAAAAGATCTGCAGGCCTTTTCTGATCAGGTACAGCAGTACGTTTACGTACCACTCAACAAAAACAGGAAGGCAGCTGTCCTGAGTTTTGCGCACAGCCTTGGGATTTTAGGTTTCAAAAACTCTCGTTTATTAGATCTGATAAACAGCCACGCAAGCAAAAGGGAGCTAATTAAGGAGTGGAGCCCCTACATCAATAAGTATTGGCTATCAGGAGGTGAACTGATGAGGGATAGGCGTCGCACAGAATTGAATACATATTTTGCTGCAGACGTGAAAATTCCTTCATTCATGCGGCATGATTGCCACACATCAGTTTGCCTTTTAAATCTGCCGGAAACTTACACAGGGTCTCCTTCTCAAATCAAAGCAGTTGAGTACTTGGAAAAGAAAATTAAGGATTGGGATCCTTCTGGTCATGTGATTCGTCGTTTCTATCGGCTTTGGTCCACTCCACCTCGCGGTTTAGGTAATCAAGAGCGTCCAGGTCAAAACGCTTTAGAAGATCAATAGCGTCAATAATAGCCAAATCAGGTGTGTAAGCAGCTATGAAATCTTCATACTTCATTTTTAGAGTTTTGGGCTAAAGCGATTTTAAGAAGCACGAGGTAGCCAATCAAATCGATGATGACGTCTTCATCTTCGTCAAGAAGACCCTCGCCTTGTTGGATACGATTAAGTTTATCGTCAATCCTTACAAGAATCTGCTCGACACTGTCGGATTTACTAAAGATTCGAACAGGTTTGAGCGCTGAATTGCCGTACTTTTGATTTTTATAAATCAACAGCTCTTTAATGTCATCACAGATCAAACTGATTTGAGTTTGTGTTTCGGTGAGGGTCATTAGAATAAAGGGATGAACGACCAATTAAGCCAAGCATACGATATCGATAACCGGCGTGCAGGTAGTTATACTGTTAAACCCGGACAAGATATTTCTGCTACCGACAATGAAAGTGCGAAAAGCTTTCTCGAAAGGTTTGTAAAAGCAAAAAAAGACGGTGAGGCACTGAACGTAAAGGCCTCCAGGACTAACGATAATGTGTTTGTTTTTAACGATGGTTCTTTCAGGAATCAATTTAGAGCTACCGGATAACTCTTCCAATCGTTGAAAAAATAGACTCAAATTTATCAATTTGAGAGAAGCCTAGATCTGTTGGCGGCAAATAAGCGAAATATCCCCAGTACATAGGTGATTTAAGAGTGAAATACTTTCTGCCATGCATCAGATGCGCCCTGTCTTTTGGGATGCATAAAGGAAAATCCCAGATCTCAGGGCAGGTTCTGAGCATTTCTGGATAGGTTGTATAAAAAAGTGCTTCAGGGATGTTCCTAAGTTTCCACTCCCTGACCAGACGTCGAAACCAGATAACTGAAGGTGCTTTGGATACACTGCCTCCGCGTGGGCTCCACCGCCAAGTACCACGTTGTTTGCTGTACGTACAACGTCCGTACGTCGGAGGGAACAAATAGGTCTTGCCAGTCCAGGGTGCCTCAACGTTAAGGCCGTCATCGTCAAGGGTATATATCTGTTTTGCACGAAGAAACTGCTGATTAGCATCATGCGTACTACAGGGATCTAAATCGAGATCTCCAAGCAAGGCGTCAATCAAAGGCAGATAATCACAAGGAGTTAGCCAATCCTCGCGGATATGGCCAATCTTCCCATAGACATTCCTAAGTGAACGCCATTTTGCTCTGTGCTTCACGAGATAAGAAAATTACTATTTTCATCATCGTGACGATAGTGAATGAGTGCCAGCTCGGTATCATCTTGAACCAAGAAAAGCGACTCTTTATTCGGGTCGATCTGCTCAGCCCTACGGATTGCACCTTGGAAGACAGAGGAGACACTCTCTTGGTCACGGTAATCTTCCAGAGCACTGATAAGTGCGTCTACGCAGAGATAGAACATACTATCTTTATCATCGGCTGCTGGCTTAAACACAAGCACACCAGGGCCTTCTGCATTATAAAACTTTCCATAGTAATCACACATATCAGAGCAGATGCGCTCGATTGTGAGCTTCATGAGTGTTTCTTCTGTCTCACCCGTAGTGCTCTGAAGAAGTTTGGTGAGAAGTTTGTTACGACGATTTGACATAATGTTCCTCAGATGAACCAGTTTAGCAAGTTTTTTCAGCTGTCACCTCGGTTTTCTCCTCCTCCTCCTCCTCGAGCTTGATGAAATTGCCAAGCCTAGAGCGTTTGAGAGTCTCTAGTAACTTAGGAAGCGGTTTATACAACACAACTGCTTTTTGCATGTTGCCAATCTTTTTGATCAATTTGCCATCAGCATCTCTCAGCTTGGTCAGTTCACCTTGTCTGATCAGGTATTCCGCCACACAGCGGTAGCGCCGCTTCTCAGCAAGATTGATTTCGGGATACCGGTCACAGATGGTGCTGATCTTCATGTCACTGAATGTGATCCGAATCTGGTCAGCAAGAGACAGTCCAAGTACCAGGTCAGCTGTGCTTGTTTCGTATCCACACACCAGTTCTAAGTAGCGCCTTAGGTCAGGTGTTTCAAAGCTACCTGAGGGAGGTATAAACATCTCTACCTGCTTGACCAGAGATGGGACTAAAGCTGTGGCGTAGGTTTCTACCGTGACAGTACTGATATCTAAATCAGCAAAGCGATAGCTCTGGTATGCGTTTGCAGTCGAGGGTTTCGGTTCGAACTGAGTCCTATTTAAAACGTCAAGCCAGTCCTCCTGATTTTGCGTCATTGGAGAACGTTGTCTTGGTTTATCTTAGCGAATTTTTTCTGTTCGGCCCATTGACGCTGGTGCTCAAGAATTAGGACCAATTCGTGGTATTCGCGGAGCGGGTGAAAGTAGTCTTTGAATTTGATGGATTTAAACCACTGGGGTCCGTGTGTCTCTGAAAGTCGTTTTTTAGCTTTTTCCGTGTCCCCACCGTAGTTTTCAGCTTCCCATAGTGCCTTTGCAAGATTCTTCTGTTGGTTTGTCATCAAGCTAAGTAGCTCTTTCGTGGACAGATCTGCTATGAGCTCGCTAAACTCATGAATAAAAGGATATTTATCAAAATGCGCCGCCACATCACTTATGCTGAGTTGCTGCTGGTTCTGATTCTCGCTCCTGTCGGCGTTTATACTGCCCAAAGTGTTTACGGGTTTGTGACAGATAGAATCAGTATAGAAATCAGAATGAAATAAAACAATGGGGAGTAAGCCATCGCCTCCACCACAACCGACAATTGTGATGCCTACTCCTACGGCACCACAGATGTTTCGGACATTGATTCCGCAAGAGAGCTATCAAGACGTTGCTGCTTTCGGAAAGCGCCTTGATGAGCAAATTTTTTCCTTGCAGAAAGATAGGGAGACTGAAGTCGGCACTTCTGCTGAGCTGGCGGAGCGTATGCGTGGGCGTGAGATGCAGGAGCGAGCTTCTTACTTAGCATCGTTGCCTGGACAATTCAAGGATCCAGGAGTCATGGAGGTGGCTCGCGATAGTGAGGGGCGACCGATTTCTAAAGGCTCGAGTACGGTGAATTTCCAGCAAGGGTCAGCTGAAGCCCAGAAAGCTGCTTTAACAAACGTCGATCAAGCTAAAAAAGCCTTGCAGAAAGCAACCTCTCAGAAGGGCCAGACATCTGCATCTCTTGTTGATCCCAGTGCGTTCGATCCTGAATACGCAAAACGCAAAAACGACATCTTCAAGGTCACCATGCCTGAAGACACAGCTTGATCTGCTTAGACGCTGCCGAAATCAAGAGCGGAAGCAGCTGTTGCTGACGTTAGACCAAAATCAATAGATTCATCCACGATTTCATTTACAAAGCGCCAGTCAACTACGGATACGTTTATAGTGATTGAATAATTAGTTTCTTGAAACCTAATATCGTTTGTAATAAGAAATAGGTACTCACCAGGATCAAGCCGTGTGCTTGGATAATCTTCTAGGCGAAGATCCTCCTGGTTGTAATCAATCGAGGATTCTGGTGATACATAACCCTGGTTGTTAATAGGAAGCTCTTCTCTTCTACTACCATCTTCAATTTTATAGAACGCTATAAGAGTATTTCTGTTTGTATTTTTGGTGTAACTAAACTGACTGAAATTCTGTGTAAATTGGATTGATCTGGATTTGTTAATCCTGATTTTGTAAAAAGTAGTAGTTTTACGTGATAGCCCCCCGTGGGAACCATTTAGTGTGATCGAGCGGAATACAGAAGAAAAATTGCCCAGATCAATAGGAGTATAAAGGCTATCTCCAGGCTCCGCAGGGAGTGGATCAGAGCCGAAGTAGGAGGTTGGGCCATAAGCAGTAGGCCCTGTACCCCCGGTAGGGTAAGCTTCAACAGTTCCAAGGTTTTCAAAGCCTGAATTATTGGGAATTGTCGTCAGAAATCTTGACATCTTCAGTCATTAATCCTGTAAAAAGACCGTTGGTCCTTCCAGACGATTGATATTTTTCTTTCATCATTATAGCCCGCTCAGGATATACTCCCTCGCACTCCATCGTTTCAACTAGCTCATAGTTGAGGTTATTGATCATGCAGCGAAGATCCAATTCAGCCTCCTCGAAATCATCGCGCCAGAAAGCACTCCAGGTAAGTTCACCACCAATATCAACACGAGCGCAATATTTCTTTTCAGGGAGGTGGTTGTTGCTGGCCACCACGATCGCCTCTTTTTGCGCTGGCTTCTTTGAAGTGTCTGAAGATGTTGACATAATTTAACTGAATCGTTTCAATTTTAGACGGATCAAGTGTATCGTCAAGTCCACGTGCTTCTAGATGCAGCGGGTTGCAACAGAATTTTTCGCAGCCTTTTCTGGTATGAATTCTGTACTTACCTACAAATCCTCTACTTAGCCAAAATGCAACTCGCATCGCTGATTGCGTGGCTCCGGAGTGCACAGGTGAGGGGCAGTAGGCGACGGATTCCGTGCCGCCTTTCTTGGTAGCGCCTAGCCAAGGCCAACACTCATCTGGACCGCGTACGTCAACCTGGTCCCAGAAACGTTTAACGGTCCAATACCAGCGATAATCGAACTTAGTGACATCGACGGTGCAGCGACCCTTCTTGAGCTCCTCGAGGCAATCCAGGCATTCGCCCATATGGCCGAAGCGACCTTTATGTTTCTTGGTGCCGTGTCGGTGCCAGGGGCACTCCTTTTCATTTGTCATGTGGTAGTCGAGCTCGTAGCGACGAACCTCGTCAGGATGACTGGACGAGAGCTGCTGAAGGACTTCATCCAGCGTTTCCCAACCTTTGCTGAGGGTAAAGGGTTGGTCTTTTTTTTGCAGAGAATCGAATGTGATTCCAACACGTATCTTTCTCACCCTCTGATAAGGAATCTTAAGACGCCTGGATATCTCTTTGCTTGAAAGCCACTCGTCAGCTGTGCGTATCTTTTCGACAACCTCAGGAGTGAGAGAGTCACCTTTCCTTTGATTCGTTTCTAGGCGTACGTCCGCCATTGTCCCGTAGTAGTAGTGAGAAGGGTTTAAGCAGTACTTGCAATTGCATGAGTGCTTCCTGACAATCACACGATTTATTTCATCGGGAAACTTACCGACCATGGCCAATATAAAAGGCCTGGCGTCCAAAGTTTTATAAAACAGGTGGTTTCGCTTGCTGTTCACGAACCCGGAAAAAATGCTGTGCCTGGACTTACTGATGTCCCAGCAAGCGTCCTTGCCCACCAACCTCATGAAAATTTGAAAAGCTTTTGCAAAGACCACGACGTCTGGTGGAATCAGACCATTGCTGCGGAAGAATTCAAGGGTTTCCATTAGGGGGAAGGTCTGCAGGAGCAAACCCTAATGGCAGAGCCAAGTCATGTCAATGGATCTCGGTTTATCTACCAAAGATAAATTTAAAAGCATCTTTTAAGTTCTTTTTATAGAGAGGGGGCCTAGGTCATTGTGCGTTCATTTTTTATCTCACAATCACCTAGACCCCTTTCCTATACGTCTAAATAAAAACCCGGTTCTAAAACTATGTTTGGTAGATAACCGGTCAAACCTGCTGTGCCGCAGTGCATTTCAGCGATGAGGCCAGCGAATTTTGGCGACCACCCTCTAGAAATTAATACTCTCGTCGAACGTTTTAGCGGGCTTGTGGTTGTAATAGTCGTCATATACCTGAGCTAATTCCAGCGCACGATCAATGCATGAGTCGTAAGTACACAAACCACCGGATGGAGAACATGTTCTGTACTCAATGGTATTGAACTCTTGATGCATCAACATAACAGTCGAACCTTTCGGGAAAGTTTTGATAAGTTCCATCGATCTGCTAGTCAGTGTTACTATTGTATAAAGGATATTTTTGCGAAGTGAGCACCTATCAGGAGAATCGTAGACGGCTGAATGAATCCCGTCGCGCCTCGAGGGGGAAACAGGGTAATGATTTTTTCCAGAGGGCTGTTGATTTTGTGGGTGAGTATATTATTGGGCTGCCTTTCAAAGAATTAAGAGAACTTAACGAAAGCCCGAAATCTGAAGTTATACCTGAAGTTACACCTGAAGTTAAATCAAATTCTCCATCACGGTCATTTGACAACACTCTTGAAGGCCAGTACCAGCGTTATTTCCAAACCCCTGAAATGGACTACGTTTTTGGGGCAGGAGCAAGAGGTGAAGATGCGCCTAAAGATGCATCTGCAATGCAGGAACTAGGGAATCAGCTCCGGGCACCTGAGACAGATACCAACATTGCATCGATGTACGCATCACAAAGTGCTTTGGGTCGTGTTAATCAGGATGCAATCCAAGATTATTTTGCTACTGCTGATCTGCCTGGTAATGTCAAATTAGAAAAAGGCACTGCATTGCAGGCATGGGCGAAAGAAAACCCCATGCTTGCTCAGCGCCTGTATCAAAAAAACCAGCAGAGGATTGTAGATAACCCTGCCACTGACACTGGTACTGCTGTAAGAGGTGAAACAGCTGGATCATTCGAACAACAGAAACAGTATGGAGCGGGAAGTTCAATTTCTAAATCACCTACAGAGTTCGACATTTCCCCGGCCAAGAATGAGGATTTTGAAAAAGAGTTTTTGAAATTAAAACTTGGAAGTTACTTTAACTAATCATGATGTACAACCCCGCAGGATTTGACCCACAGGGTCTTGATATGAACGCTGAACTAGGTGATCCACGTCGCCAAGAGAAGCTACCCGGTGGTTATGCCACACAAGGCCAGGCTGTCAGTGCTCCTTACGCTGAGGCCAACATCAAGGCAGCTGAAAAAACCAACCCTATGAACGCTGTTTCACAAGAGCCGGGTAAGACTTTTCTTGAAGGTTATCTTCAGAGAGCAGGTATCTGACGATGGGTGACAATGATTTTCCAGCCGTGATGGCAAATGGTAACGGCAACTCATTTCTGAGC